GTGTCGAGTGTCACGGGGTAGGGTGTTTGTAATTCGTGCTCCGATGATGACGTGTCTCAACTCTGTCAATATGGCATGATCACACGGCAATGCCGCACGGCAACTGATCACCCAACAGTTGACGATGATATATGGTCGCTCGCTGTCTCAGCATATGTGCTAATTCTGGCGACAGCATAGGCGCAACACTCCGATTGTTGCCCCCCTTTAATTTTAAAAGGAACGGGGAAGACAAAGAACGCGCGGGCGAGGGCCACCCCCCCTGCCAGCGTTATTATGTACACATAAACCCACAGATCAGTAAAATTAGCTGTTAACCACAAGGATTACTTACAATATATATACACCTTGCGTTACACAGAAGTCTTATGGGGATGGAAATAATATGTAATGTGTTGTATATATGTCACACATATAAATTATTTTTACAATATATGTATTTTTTGTATTGACATGTCTGTAAAAATGTGTATAATAGTACATACACTTAAGTGATTCATTAAAGTGCTTTATACCTTTTCTTAAAAATCACATAACTAAAAAAACTTAGATATCACTTAAGTGATACACTAAAATAATTTATATCCTTTCTTAAAATCAACTAAATGCTACACTTAACTGTATCACTATAGTGTACATTAAGAATATAATTTGTATTATTATTATAATAAAGTGTTGACATTAGTGAAAAAATCTGTACAACTATACCCTGAAGCTGTAGAACCTGTATTGGAAAAGTTCTATGAGGCTCTCTGTGCCAATAAGCTTCACAAAATTCATTTACCCCATAGCTCTGTATTCTATGTACGTGCTGCAATAGAGACGGATACGGGTGTTCGTTATTCTTTGGCACATGTAGAACGTGCTATGAAACAAGAAGGATTTATGTAATGGCAGATGAAGTACCTGTTAGTGAGTTAAGCTCTTATTTAAAAAATAAATTGAAAGGGGACTCTCCTACTCGTGGTCCTACAGATGCCGAAATTAGAAGTATGTTTAAAGCAGGTAAAATTGGTAAGGAAGAATTTGAAGGTTTACTAGAATATAATAGAAAAATAAAATTTCTTCAAAAGCAAGGTACTAAACGACCACCTCCGCGATTACCAACACGAAAACCTAAGCCTCCTCCTAGAAAAATGATGGGCGGTGGTATGGCGTCAAAACGAAATGGTAATATGGATTACCGTAAGGGTGGCATGGTATATAGTACTAAAGTTAAAAAGGGATAATTATTATGGGAATATTATCAGGGCCAATTAGAAGCGCAACAAGAGAAGCCTCAAAAAAAATAAGAAAGATGGTTAGACCCAAACGTGAACCGGTAGATATAGTACCTCTTACAGAAGGAACTCCTTTAATTGGGGGTGGGCGTAGTCGAGCACCAGCACCTGCAGAACAAACAGGAGGAGAGGTTCCCCTAACGATACGTCAAAAAGGGGTAGGAAATGTAGCCCGTAGAGCAGAAGAAAGTGGACGTGTACAGGCAGTAGAAGATACAAACATGAGAGATTTAAAATTTGGTGTTGGAGTTACGGTGGGGGCAGCAGGGACAGCAGGTGGTATTGCAGGAATTAAAAGGTTACTTATGTCTGACTCAGCAGCAAGCAAAGATTTTAAATCAACGTTTGCCGACGCTAGAAGGAATGATGAAAAAACCTTTACTTGGCGCGGACAAAAATATACCACACAAACAGTAGAGGAAGTTGCAGGACTAAAAGGAAAACGAGTGTCTAAACCTAAACCTAAACCAAAACCTCCCGCCAGAAAAGCTCATGGTGGTATGCAAAGTAAAAAGCGTACCGGACATGCAGACTTTCGTAAGGGTGGTCTGTTTTACAAATAAGGTAAATACAATGGCAGGAATAACAGAACGACAAATAAAAAAGTGGGGATTTACTTTACCTCCCGGCGGACTAGCTGCCCTAACACCATCGGAAATCAACGAATTAGATAAACTGCAAGCAGATACCAAATATTACCCACCCGAAGGTGCCCTTGCTAGATTACGTGCATCTCCAACAAAACCAGTTGATAATATTACTCGTGGCTCCGTAAAAAAAGAAAAAGTTACTGAAAGTTCAGAAGAGCAACCCCGTAGTATAGCTGCCGCAAAAAGATTATATAAAAAGACTGGTGATAACAAATATCTTTTTTATCAGCACGATACTGGAAAGACAGACGTTAAGGGAAAACCAATATATAAAAAAATGGCTGCAGTTTATAAAGAAGATTTAAAAGGATTAAGTTTAACAGAGTATTTGAATAAGAAAATGAACCTTAAGCCGCGAACACGAAAAGCACCTCCATTGCCTAAAAGAAAACCAAGAGTAAAAGATGTAAATGTTTTTCGTGCTAAAGGAGGATTGCAATCCAAAAAACGTACCGGCCATGCGGACTTTCGTAAGGGTGGCTTATTTTATTAAAGGAGTAAACAAATGCCAGTAGTTACAGTTAAAGGAAAAAAGACACATCTTGAATATCCTGCTAATTGGAGTAAGATGACTAAAACGCAAAAGGCTGCATATACTAAGCGTATGAAAGCTAAAGAAACAGCAAAGAAAAAATCAAAAAAGAAATAGTATGGGAAGGAAGAAATACTATGCCTGTTAAAAAGAAAAGAACGGGACACACAGACTATCGCAAAGGCGGTATGTTTTACTCTAAATTTAATAAGGGAGGTGTAAGCGTAGAATATGGTGCAGACGAGATACATGGGTCGGAAGTAAACGTAACTGGATTTGATAAAGCGGCAGCTTATGCTGAAAAAGTTAGAAAGGCCGAAGAACTTGTTAAACAAAAAAAGATAGATAACAAAGAAAAATTACGACAAGCGGCAAATCAAACTTCAGGACAAGAATGGAATAACTTAACTCATAGGGAACAAGTGGGGTTAAAACGTGCTATAGGAGTACCATTAACAAATGAAGCATATGTAAAGAAATATTTTCCTAAAGAGCCAACCGATAAATCTACTCTTTCTTATTTAGAAAATACTAGATTTGAGCTTCCCACCAAAGAATAATAGGAGCTACAGATGAAGCATGGTGCTGTACATAAAGGCAAGAAACATGCCTATGCCGCTGAAATGTCCGACGTAGTAAGTCTTACGGAAAAAGCTAGAAATCATCTACTGAATATATGTACTAATGAAAATCAAAACTATATACATTTATCGGTAGCTGGTGGTGGGTGTGCAGGATTTTCCTATAAATGGGATTTTGCAAATGAGTATACAGCTACGGACGAAGTTATAAATATAGAACAAGATAAGAAGTTAGTTATTGATGGTATGTCCGTTATGCATTTAATTGGAATGGAAATAGATTATAAAAAGAATATATTTGGTTCCATTTTACATATTGATAATCCAAATGTAACATCAAGTTGTGGTTGTGGAGAATCATTTAATATCTTTTAACAGGGAGGATTAAACTAATGGAAGCTCTCATATTAGCTGTGGGTGCTAAGACATGTTGTGTACTTGCTTCTGGTTGTGGAGGATTAACTAATTGGGCAGTACAGAAAAGAATTTCGTGGAGAGATTTAGCATTGGCTTGTCTGGTAGGCTGGATAGCTGCTGAGTTTTTTCTACCACCTATTATGATGTATTTTAAGTTAGATATAATTTGGGGACCAGCAATGGCCTTTGTGATTGGCTATTGTGGTATAAGGCTATTACCTACTGTTGAGGAAAGAATTAAGAATTTAATTTCAAATAGTAAAATTTAAATGCTTCAATATGTATTAGATGCCTATTTTGTACTGTATTTTAATAGCATTAGTTTTGGTACTCTTTGTTATTAGGTCTTGCAATCTATCTATGTATGTGGTATAATGAGCGAACATGAACCAAAAAACATAATCTTTTTAGAAGAGGTAATTGAACAAAAGTTACGTAAGGAAAAAGAAATTACTTTTTATGAAAGAGAACTTACAATACTTCAAACAAAACTTGACTTTCTAAGAAGCGAAATTAAACTTACTAACTTAATTATAAACCTTGTAACATCTGAAAAGAATTTGGATATCTTAAACGTCCCATCAGAATTAAGTAGGATGGAATATATAGATAAAAAAATAAAGGAATAAAACATGGCTTGCTCTTGTAAAAATTGTAACAATGATGTCTGTGAATGCACGGGACAAGATTGCAATGGCTGTGAATGTAGGTGCCATTATGAATCTGGTTTAAAGAAAAGTTTGTTATGGAACAGTTTTCCTGACTCCACATATGGAGATATGTGAGTGAGTATGAACCGTAAACAACGCAGAGCAAAAGCTAAAGTAGAAAGTAAGACAGAAGCTAAACCATATAATCCATTAGAAAATTCTAATGATCAGCCTTTTAAGGATCACATGCTTCATATGAAGGAAGCACATGATGTAGGGCATCTTTTATGGTTACTGAACTCCGGTCGCCTTATACTTCCACATCACAGTCATCATGAAGGAGCACTGAATCTAAAACTTCCTTTTGATGTCATCTCAGAAAATTACCACACTACAAATCCTAGTATTGTAGTTATTGATGACTTCATGAATTTGGAAGCTTTACAGAAATTAAAGAACTACTGTCTTGAATTTCCATTTTGGAATACAATCTATGGCAGAGGATATTTGGGAGCGTTTCGGCAGAATGGATTTAATCCACAAACCTTAGAAACACTGTCTCTAGAGATGGTGCAAAATCTACCGAAGATATTTAATACTACCAATAAACGTAACTTAGCTCAGATGTGGGCATTTAAGTATGAGTCCAAATGTCCCGGCATTGATGTACACGCAGACTTTGCAGCTATCAATGTAAACTTCTGGATTACACCTACAGAAGCAAACAAAGATTATGATAAAGAAAAAGATGTAGGTAAAACAGGAGGTATGTGGATTTGGGATAAGGGTGCTCCACCAGACTGGGACTTCAGTCGTTACAATGGTGATGATAAAAATGAAGTTATGGAATATCTAGAAAAAAGTAATTCAAAGGCTGTATATATTCCTTATAAGTACAATAGATGTGTTATGTTTGATTCTAATTTATTTCATAAAACAGCGGACGTAAACTTTATGCCGGGGTTTGACAATAAAAGAATAAATGTAACTATGTTATTTGGTACACGAGAAAATACAGGAGTGGAGCCTAAAGATATGTTAGAGGCTGCTGAATTAAGAAAGTTAACCTCTATGCCTGTGTTAGAAAATATTGATTTAGAAACAGGTAAAATAAAGTCTTCAATAGAGAAAGTTGCATAGAAAGGGTATACATGTTAGGCGCACTTATAGGTCCAATAGCTAGTCTAGCTGGAACCTTTCTTCAGGGCCAGTTAGAAAAAACTAAAGCCAATAATGAAGTCAAGGTTGCTACAGCAAAAGCAAAAGCGGTTGTAATACAGAGACAAGCAACCGGCGAAATTGAATGGGACATAGAGGCAATAAAAGGTTCTACAAGTTCGTGGAAAGATGAATGGCTTACAATTTTGTTTTCAATACCTCTGATATTTGCTTTTGTTCCCGGCATGGAAGAAGTAGTTAGTAATGGTTTTCTTCAATTAAACAGAATGCCGGAATGGTATCAGTATAGTTTGGGAGTTATTGTAGCAGCTAGTTTTGGTGTAAGGAGTGCCTCTAAGTTATTTGGGAAAAAATAGATGGAAAATTTTAAAATGAAGTTTAGTGGAATATTGGCAGAATTAGTTTTTATTTCTCTACTTATTTTTATTATAGCTTATTTTAATATTGCACGTACTCAAGAAGTAGACAGTATTCCTATATATAAAGTGCCGGGACCACCCATGTACTGTGGTGAGCGTAAAGATTTAACTAAAACATTAAACGGGTTTAAAGAAGAAGAGCTTGTAGTTTTAACAGGTACTGAAATAAATTCTGCTGAACCTTATCAGATTATTTATCGAAATATAAATACAGGTTCATGGAGTATAATTATGTACAATATAAGTGGTGCACCTCCTAATATATCTTGTCTTTTAAGTGGAGGACCAAAATCATATATACTTCCCAATATTGAAGATATTATTCCTATGATAGAAAAACAAAAGAAGGGTCTTGATACGTTTAAGATTTCACAAAAAGATATTACAAGTTAAAGAATGTTTAAATATAATAGAGAAGATTTAATTAAACAGATTGCACGTCACGAAGGTATAGTCTTAAAAGTATATAAAGATAGTTTGGGCATAGATACAATAGGAATTGGAAGAAATTTAGCGCATAGAGGTATTGAAGTTGTAGAATTGGCTCATATGCAAAAAAGTATGAGTGATATATTTAAAAATGGTATAACTAAAGAAGATGCATATTTTCTTGCTAATAGAGATATTAAAATTGTTGAGGAAGAATTATTAAATTCTCGTACAATTGTAAAAGAGTTAGACGCTATTCGGCAAAGAGTATTAGTTGACATGGGCTTTAATATGGGTATACCTAGACTTAATAAGTTTTTTCTCATGTGGAGTGCTATTGACAAACAAGAGTACAAAAGCGCAGCAGAAGAAATGCAAGATTCACTTTGGGCAGGTCAAGTAAAATCTCGCGCAGATACTTTGGCTTACGCTATGGAACATGGAGAGTTTGCATAATGGCGTTAACGGATGTGGAAAAAAATAAATTAAAGCGGCATAATCTTAGTGGCTTAAATAAACCAAAACGTACTCCACAACATGCAACTAAAAAAGGAGTGGTTGCTATACGAGATGGAGGAAGCATACGTATAATTCGTTTTGGTGATCAGAAGATGGGACATAACTATTCTAAGGAAGCACGTGCGTCTTTTAAAGCTAGACATAGAAAAAATATTGCAAAAGGTAAAACATCTGCCGCTTATTGGGCTAACAAAATGTTTTGGTCGGGTTCAGGAGGTTTAAAAAAGTCACCTCCAAAATCTCAGAAACATAAAAAGGGTGTATAACAAAGGAGAAATTATGATTAAAAATATTGTAAAGTGGACAATGCTTATTCCTATTAAAATTGTAGAGTGGGCTATGTGGCCTATAGCACAGGTTCATATACAGTTAACACATTTATCTAAGTGGCTAAAAAATAAATTATCATAGAAAGAAAATATGAATGACTAAAAATCTTACAGTAAAGCAGGATAAATTTCTATCTGTTTTATTTGATGAAGCAAATGGAGATGTTGTACAGGCAAAATTACTTGCTGGGTATTCAGAAAATACAAGTACCACAGAAATTATTCGTGGTCTTAAAGAGGAAGTTATAGAAGCTACACAATTGTATATGGCACGTAATGCGCCACGTGCAGCTATGGCTGTAGTTAGTGGTGTACTTGATCCAACGGAATTGGGCATACGTGATAAATTAAGTGCCGCAAAAGAATTACTGGATCGTAGCGGTATTGTTAAAACTGAAAAGATGCAGGTAGAAAGTTCGGGTGGTATTATGTTGTTACCTGCAAAAGAAACGAATGACTAGAACTGCAGGTGAGTGGAAATTACCACAGCCTACAGATATTAAGGAAGATGAGAAATGGATTTCTATACCTAGAATAGCACGAACAGTTCCTTTTGGTTACAAATTAGATGAAAATGATTCAGATATTCTTAGACCAATTACAGAACAACTAGACGCTTTAGAGCAAGCTAGACGGTATATTAAACAATATTCTTATAGAGAAGTATCTAACTGGTTATCTACTCGTACAGAAAGATACATTTCTCACGTTGGATTAAGGAAACGCCTTGCCCATGAGCAGCATCGTAAGAGACAAATTACAAGCCTCCGCAAGTGGGCAGAGTATGCGAAAACGGCAATCGAAAAGGCAAAAGAACTCGAAACCGAAAGACTTGGAGCCAGAATCTCCACAGAATAAAATAGAGAAAGATCATGTTGATTCTGTAGAGGATACGCATGTAATAATATTTAAACCTAACGAAGGGCCGCAAACAGAATTTTTAGCGGCTAGTGAGCGAGAGGTTTTATATGGGGGTGCAGCAGGAGGTGGCAAATCCTATGCCATGTTAGCTGATCCATTACGTTACTTTGGACACTCCGACTTTAGTGGCTTGTTGCTTAGACATACAACAGAAGAACTAAGAGAGCTAATATACAAGTCACAGGAACTGTATCCGAAAATCTGGCCGGGGATTAAATGGTCAGAAAGAAAGATGCAGTGGACTGCGCCTTCTGGTGCGCGACTATGGATGTCGTATCTCGATAGAGATGAGGACGTGTTGCGTTATCAAGGTCTGGCTTTTAGCTGGATAGGCTTTGACGAGTTGACACAGTGGCCTACGCCATATGCATGGAATTATATGCGTTCTCGTCTACGGTCCACTGCCCCTGATCTGCCCATCTTTATGAGGGCAACTACCAATCCGGGGGGTAGGGGGCACAGTTGGGTCAAGAAAATGTTTATTGATCCTTCACCCGCAAATAGTACCTTTAATGCTGTTGATATAGAAACAGGAACAGAATTAATATTTCCTGATGGACATAGTAAAGCAGGACAATCTTTATTTAATCGTAGATTTATTCCTGCTTCGTTATTAGATAATCCATATCTTGCTGCATCTGGAGACTACGAAGCAATGCTTCTGTCTCTGCCGGAACAGCAAAAAAGGCAATTATTACATGGTGACTGGGATATTAAAGAAGGCGCGGCGTTTACGGAGTTCAATCGAGAACACCATGTCATTACTCCTTTTGAAGTCCCTAACAATTGGAGAAAGTTTAGGTCTTGCGATTATGGTTATGGTTCCTTTACTGGTGTTCTTTGGTTTACGATTGCTCCAGATGAACAGCTAATTGTTTATAGAGAGTTATATGTCTCTAAGGTATTAGCTGCAGATTTAGCTGACATGGTTTTAGAATTAGAACAGGATGATGGGAATATAAAATACGGCGTATTGGATAGTAGTCTTTGGCATAAGCGTGGTGATACAGGACCATCATTAGCGGAACAAATGATTATGAAGGGGTGCAGATGGCGACCTTCCGATAGAAGTAAAGGAAGTAGAGTTTCGGGTAAAAATGAAGTACATAGACGTTTACAAATAGATGAAGATACAGGAGAAGCAAGATTAGTATTTTTTGATACTTGCATAAATACAATATCACAACTACCAGCTATACCATTAGATAAAAATAATCCTGAAGATGTTGATACAAAATCTGAAGATCATTTATATGATGCACTTAGATATGGTATAATGACTAGACCAAGATTTAATATTTTTGATTTCGATGTACCCCATTCACAACGCCGCTACGAACCTGCAGATGCGACATTTGGATACTAGAATGTTTTTGTATTTATATTATAATCATTTTGAAAAATATTTTATTAGTATTAAAAACAGAATTACAAGGATAAATAAATGGCTGATGAAGATACCTCATTGATTGAAACAAATTCTACTGTATTAGAAGATATTAAAGACGATAGTGTTATAGAAGATGCTGGTATATCAACCGTTGTAAATTATATTTATGGTAAATATCAACTTGCAAAAGACTATAGAAAAACAGATGAACAAAGATGGTTAAGGGCTTATACAAATTACAGAGGTTTGTACGGACAGGATGTACAATTTACAGAGGCAGAAAAATCTCGCGTATTTATTAAGGTTACTAAAACTAAAACTTTAGCAGCGTATGGACAGGTTGTAGATGTTTTATTTGCAGGACAAAAGTTTCCGTTAAGTATTGAGCCTACAAAAATACCGGAAGGTGTAACTGAAAATGTATCTTTTGATCCAAATAAACCGGAACAATTAAAAGAATTTGAAAATCCATATGGTAATAGAGACGACGAAGGACTTCCTGCTGGTGCTACACTTACCAGTTTAGAATTAGGACCACTTGAAGAGAAGCTGGAAGGACTACCAATAGAGGAAGGAATTGGAAAAACTCCGACTGCCGCAACATTTAATCCTGCTATGGTTGCTGCAAAGAAAATGGAAAAGAAGATTATGGATCAGCTAGAGGAAAGTAATGCCTCTAAGCATCTTCGTAGTACAGCTTTTGAAATGGCTCTGTTTGGTACAGGTATTATTAAAGGTCCATTTGCTACAAATAAAGAATATCCTAACTGGGAAGAAGATGGTTCCTACACTCCTACCATTAAGGTAATGCCACAAATTAATCATGTTAGTATTTGGAATATGTATCCTGATCCAGATGCAAATAATATGGATGAGGTACAATACATTGTTGAAAGGCATAAGTTAAGTCGTACACAACTTCGTGCTCTAAAGAAGCGTCCATTATTTCGCAACAAAGTAATTGATGAATGTATTTCTATGGGCGAATCCTATACTAAAGAATCATGGGAGGACGATTTAGCAGATTATGAAATTCAACACAGCATTGAACGGTTTCAAGTATTAGAGTATTGGGGTATCATTGATAAAGACCTTGTTGATATAAAAGAATTGGATATACCGGAAGAATTTGAAGACGTAGATCAGTTACAGGCAAATGTATGGGTATGCAATGATAAGGTTATACGCCTTGTTTTAAATCCCTTTAAGCCTGTTCGTATTCCTTACATGGCGGTGCCTTATGAACTTAATCCTTATAGTTTCTTTGGTGTGGGTATTGCGGAAAATATGGACGATACGCAAACCCTAATGAATGGTTTTATGCGTATGGCTGTAGATAATGCTGTACTATCGGGTAATTTAATTATTGAAGTAGATGAAACAAATCTGGTGCCGGGACAGGATTTATCATTATATCCCGGCAAAGTATTTAGGCGTCAAGGTGGCGCACCCGGACAGGCTATATTTGGAACAAAGTTTCCCAATGTAAGTAACGAGAATATGCAGTTGTTTGACAAGGCCCGTCAGCTTTCCGACGAAAGCACGGGCTTTCCTTCGTTTGCACATGGACAAACAGGTGTTACAGGTACAGGCCGTACAGCAAGTGGTATCAGTATGTTAATGAATGCAGCGGCGGGTGCAGTTAAAAGTGTAATTAAAAATGTAGATGATTATTTGTTACGTCCATTAGGACAGGGGTTCTTTCAGTTTAATATGCAATTTGATTTTGATCCAGATATCAAAGGCGATCTTGAAGTAAAAGCTCGTGGTGTAGAAAGTCTGATGGCAAATGAGGTTCGTAGTCAACGACTTATGCAATTCTTAGGTATTGCAAGTAATCCCGCACTTGCTCCATTTGCAAAGTTTAATTATGTAATTGCAGAGATTGCAAAATCTTTGGGTCTTGATCCTGAAAAAGTTACAAATAGTATGGAAGAAGCAGCAATACAGGCAGAGCTTCTTAAACAGTTTCAGGCTACACAGCCGCAACCTCAACAGCCACAGCAAGTACCAGCAGGTATGAACCCACAAGATACGGCAGGAACTGGTGGCGGTACGATAGGAACAGGACAAGCACCTGCTCCACAAGAACAAGGATTTACTGGCAATGAACAACCACAAGGAACTCCTAGAGAAGCTCAAGCCCCTGTTGAACAACCGCCGACAATGGCAACACTTCAATAATTATATAGATTTTACAATTGAGCAACATCACAAAATACTGGAACAATCTGCTGATATAGTTATGCTTCATAAAGCACAAGGTGCTGTTGAAATTCTAAAGAAAATAAAAACATTACAGGAATATGTTAAGGAATAGTTATGGGATTAGGAAGTGCACTTACTAGATCAGCAGTACGTTCTATTGTTAGTCCTTCTGCTAAACAAAAACCAAAATCTTCTTTGCGAAAAATACTGGATGATTTGCCAGAAGACAAGAAAGTAGATATTCCTGAAGATCAGCCTGAAGGTGGTGTTTTTGGTTTTCATGGAACTGCTAGAGAAAGAGCAGCAGACAAAGATTTTTTTGATATAACATTTGGTAATCCCAATGACGAATTTTTAGGACAAGGTTTTTACTTTACAATTAATCCTACAAGGGCTGGCGAGTATGCAAATATTAGAGCCATAAAAGATTTAGGAAAACAATTAACAAAAAATGAAGAATATGAATTAGGTCTAAATCCAATAGGACAGGGA